CACTACGAACACGTGCCACAACAGAATAATATCCTGCTGTTGTCGCAGTAAATCTGTAATTTGTTGCATTATCATATTCTCCTAAATTATCATATACTTCGGTAGCATACTGGATAATAGTCCACGTGGCAGTTGTTATTGCCTGAGCCGCTGCCTTTGTTGCTCTAATTCTTGAAGCAGAGATTGTCGGAGTAACTAAAGATGGGGAAGTATTATATACTAATTTATCCGTCCCAGTCTCATCACTTATCACCCCTGCAAGTTCAGCAGAAGTAGTTGCAGCAAGAATACTCAATGGTTCATTTATAGAAGCAGTCCCTTCAAAAGTTAACACTCCACCAGCACTAACATTAACATAATTAGTCCAACCACCATCACCCATCTTGATATTACCTGCATTGTCTATTGCTTGGCGTAAAACAGGAGTTGCCGAACCATCAGGGCTGGTAAGAAATTCTAATCTGCCAGGCATATCCGCATTGCCAGGTGTTCCATCAACAACAGCATGAATCTTTGCACCTAAATCATATCCGTCTGTATGAAATCCAAAGAAGAGATATGACCCTAAATAGTCCCCACTTAAGACATTGGCGGTTGGGTCTCCATCCCTTGTTCTCTGAAAATTGAAGTATGGTGCAGAAGTAGGAGTATCACTTGCCAAAAAGGTTACAAATCCATTTGTAAATTTCCAATATCCTGTAACCGTCTCAGCCTCATCTAACATACCAATAGAAGCTACATCAGATAAGTCATCAGAAGAAATTGTATCGAATATCAAAGCGTCAGGTGTTGCATTTACCTGCAAAAATTTATTAGCTGAACCAGTATAATTGGCAGGAGTATCGGTCAAAGCCACAAACGTAGTAGCCCCACCACCCGCTGCTACCTTATATATAGCATTACCTGTAGTAGTGTCCTTTGTCAAGACATGCTCATTAGTTGCACCCGAAACAGCAGTTAAATCATTTATGGCAGCTTGTGCAGTTACCTGCCCTGTGCCACCTTCTGCTATAGCTAAAGCAGTATCTAACGTTAAAGCAGTTCCATCTATATTACCATCACTATCTATATTTGCTACTTCAGTATTAGTATAATCTTTAACAATAACTTTATTCGCAGCAGCACTATCTCCAAGTCTTAATACAATATCTTCACCTACCGCTACCTCTATATGTGGGTGTGTATTTGCAAGATGTAATTGAATAGCGTCTATATTGCTACTTCCATAAAGACTATGCCCTATTTCTACAACACGCCCAACAGTAGGTTCTACATTTGTCATTCCACCAGTGGTAGCAGATAGATATAATATATCCCCCGCAGCCCAAGTTTCGTCTGCTGGATTTACTGCATTAGCACCAAGAGTATCTACTCCTTCTAATACCCCAGCAATTCTTACCAAACCAATACCATTTTGAGAGAATGCTCCTGCCGCTAATCCAATAACATGAGCTTTGCCAGCAACATCAGCATCAGCTAATCCAACTTTTGGGAATGCTACACCAGTAGCTCCACTAATATAGAGTGGTTGTCCCTTAACTATAGCACTTGTATTCTCTTCTTTTGCATCAATAGTCAATGCTATTGCAGTAGCAGAACCAACTCCAGTTAAATTAGAACCATCACCATAAAAGTAAGTTGCGCCTACGTCCCCATCAAAGTTTGCATCAGCACCTACTTTAGCATATATTGCGAATACTTCTAAAGGCAATAATAGACATAAAAGAATTACTATTAATAATTTTCTCATAATTTACTCCTTCTTATGGATGGTATAGAATAGTTATATCTTCGTTCTGCACGATTGTACTACAATCTAGTGTATTGTACGTAATGTTAGCATTTCCACTAATCTCTCCATACTCCTCTGCACCATCTACAGTTTTCATATAAATATCAGCTTCCTCACTAATTGGATTAGGAAGTCCAATTATATCACCTATACCTATAGTTACTTCCTCAGGACTGATAAGAGCACTGGACACATTAATATTACTTACATATACAAACGCCTTAACTCCAGATGCAGTTCCACCATCAACTATAGTTATCGCATCAGTTGCTGATGTAGTTCCATCAACGGTTGTTCCAGTTATAGTAACAACCCCAACAGAACCAGCAGTTGATGTTACCGTAATATTCCTTCCATAGTCAGGATTTGTAATTCCAGTATTTATATCCTGACTTGCACCAGTTCCGACAATAGCTGCGTGCACATAATCTACATCAGCAGCATCTACGTCCATTAGATGTAGGAAGTAGTTACCTAAAGGTGCATAAATAGCAGTCATTGCTACTCCACCTACAGTTGGTACGTTTGATATCTCCAAGTCTGTAAACCAACCCTTAGTTACACGAGTTCCAGTTACACCAATAGAACCACTCATTGTTATATTGTTAGCACCTAAAGCTAATGTTCCGCTAACAGATACACCTGCGGAGAATGTAACTCCACCACTAGCTGTTATAGTCATTGTATTAGCACCAGTTCTCTGTATATGTACATCCTGACCTATTCCAAAATAGACATAACCAGTATCATCTAAATACAAGTCAGCCCACTCAAAAGTTGCAGAACCTATACTATGTGTACTAGCTGCCGCTGGGAGTAAAGCACCAGTAACTGTTAACCCACCAGAAAGGACTACAGCAGCAGATGCTGTAATAGCTAAGGTATTTGCGTCTGTAACCTCAAGAGCAATCTCCTGTGACGTTCCCATATATATCTTCCCAGCAGTTCCTACATATATATTTCTCCACTCATAAGTAGCAGAACCTAAGTCGGTATCGTCAGCAGAGTCTGCTATGAGGGAAGCATTAATTGCGGTAGTTCCTACATTAGCCATAGTAACACCTAAAGCACCAGTAACATTCGTGTATGCTATTTGTACATCACTAATATAGTAATTGCCAGTAGTACCAACATTACCAGTGAACTCCGTTGTCGGTCCTACGTTGACATATGCAACAGCAAGAACACTCGAAGTTATGCATAAGAACATAATTAAAAATACTATTAGTTTTCTTATCATCATATCATCTCCTATTCCATTTGATAGTACCATACTACCATATCTTGATAAACTCCCACTGTCGAGAAGTCAATAGTACTGTAAGTTGCATTAACTAAAGCTGCGTAAGTACTCGTAAGTTCCACAGCATTAACAGCTATCTTATATACTTGTCCTATCGCATCTATCTCATGCAAAAGCCCAAACTTATCGCCAAAGCCTACAGATACTGTGTCAGATGTAGATAGACCCGCAGGTAGTTGGATATTAGTAATAGTATCAAAAGGTTTATTTCCAACTGTAGTACCCCCTGCTGTTATTCCAAGAGTTTCAGTACCCTCTGTCCCCCTAACAAGTCCTGTAAGCACCACGTTACCAGAAGGAGAAGCAACATTGGTTGCAGTTATCGTAGCATTTCTCCCCTCCCCAGGGTTCGTAATACCTGTTGTTATATTCTGTATAGCACTCGTACCTGTAATTGCCGCATGTATCGCAGCTACAGCAGCTGCCGCAACGTCAGTAAATACTTCCTTCCATATACTATGAATATTTGAAGAGTGAACTATAGCATCTAAAATGTCCCAGTTGAAAAGTAAGTTAGCAAGTATATCAGTATCATCTGTCCACTCTGGCTTCTTCATTAGTAAGTTTATGGAGTATTGCATTATGCTACCTCATAGTACGTAGTATCTGGCCTAGGTATGGTGTAGAAAGTTGTATCTGGTTTAGGCACTAAATAGTAAAGAACAACAAACCGTCCTTTAGTAGCTAACCTTTTCCACGTAGTCAAACCTAGACTCTTTAACTTATTCCACGTAGTTAATCCCTGATTTTTAAGAGACAACCACGTACGAATACTAATATTAGGAACAACATAGAAGATAGTACTAATCGCCGGGATGGTATAGTATGTAGTCTCAACCTTGGGTATTGTATAGTATGTCATTTAACACTAGGATACATATACCCAAGCCCTTGCATATGACTACCCATATTACCTCTCGCCGGCAAGTTCGCTGACCTAAATCCTTTATCAACAAGAAACTCGTCAGGATGCCTAGCAAGAACTCGCATATGTCCAGCAAGCATAGCATTAAGTTCCTTGATGGCGTCAAGTTTCTTCTCTACTTCCTCCAACACTCTCCATCCAAATATAGAAGCTGCCATACATATTAAGTCCTCTATATGTGATACCTCAGGTTCGCTATCATCGCCTGCCAGTGCAAGTTGCCACTTCCAGTAAACAAGTTCCCCACATAGAGCCTCACTCGGAGGATTACCTATCTCAAATATATCTCCCTTATCTATATACAAGGATGACTTATCAGATACCCTTTCAGTTATGTCCGTTACCTGCTCTACAAAATCTTCTTCCAGTACGTATTCAAGCTTCCTACTATCAGTCCCATTATATATCTCTAATATATGAGGTTCAGTTCCTGTATCAATCAAATCTATAGCTGTCCCTGCAGTAGCGAGAGCACTAGTAGTTGCAAGCTTGATTGTTGTAGCACTTACATTAATAACGTAGTAGAACGTATTAGCAGACAAAGGGTCTGGAGGGTCGGTATTAAGGAACTGCACTCTAGTACCAGTAGTTATATTAGTTACTACAGTAATTATATTAGTGCCTATATCTATAGCACTTAATGCAAGACTCTCCATAGTATGGTCTAGAATAGTTAAGGACTTAGGATACTTTACATCGTCAGGAAATGCATACTCGGTCTGACCTATTACAAGTGGAAATTTAACCCGCTTGCGTAAGCCCTTCAAGTCGCACTGTCTATCAAGGTAATAGAGCCCCCAGTTGAGCCAGTTAACTATATTAGTATCATATAGACCATCTGTATGTCCTAGCATTAAAGCAATTTCTGTTACAAACTCGGAGCGTTTCATTATTCCTCCTTAACTATCATAAACTTCTCATATACTCTAAAGTGTTCCATGGTCAACTTCTCTTCATTTTCAAGTTTCTGTAAAGCACTTTTAATTATTCCAAGCAGAGTCTCTTTAAATACAAACTCTTTCTCTGGTACTATTGTCCAACCATACTGTGCTACTACTCCACCTTGGTCATTAGGCTTCAAACCTGCTATAACAGACTCTTCGTCGGTCGCACCTAACATCAGATTTGCTTCTGTCACAATCTTTAGTGTAGCAAAATTACCTGTTTGAGGTAAGAGTCCCATGACTACTAGTCTTTCAAACAAGTTTAGCTTCGTCTTGAAGTCCTCTGCAAATACCTGTTTAGCTGTAAAAATTAGACATATGAAGAGAACTACTAAAAATAGTGCAGTAATATACTTATTCTTAAATAAAGAATACATATCTTTCCTCCTTTCTAAAAGTTTGCGGCATTTTAGGTTCAATGCCGCTAAACCGTTTAGTTTATGGATTAGTAAATGCAGTCCAAATATCGTTCTTTTTGATAAACAAAACTCCACCACTATCCGTACAAGACATGTACAAAGAACCATCAGCTATATCAGCATCAGCACCAACCGCAGTCACTATTCCTGCATCATCAGTTGCAGCTCCAGAAGCTATAATAGTTTTATCTCCAGCTACATTATTCCTCATCTCTATCTCATTATCACCAGCAGCAAAAGTCGCACCATCCATACTAATAGCAGCAGTTGTATACGTTCCATTCATATCTATCCCAATAGCATGGGCTCCTTCAAATAAAACACCAGTTGTGCAAGTACCATCATTGTTTATCTTAAGAGCAACAGTCATAGTTCCATCATTCTCTATCTCGATGCCATCAGCAACTGTAGCAGCAGACTGGTTGTATACTTTGATTACATCATCAGTTGTAACCACGGTGCCTGCATTAACAAAATAACCTACAATCGCATCACCAACTACAGTTCCTGCTGTACCTGAACCAGTAATCATAGCTTGCAGTGCCACGGCTCTATCAGTAGTTGTTTCACCTGTTCCAAGGTCTACCACAGTTGAAACTGAAATGACCTCTTGAGTAACATCAGCACCGGCCGTAATATTAGTATGACACTGTATTCCATATGCGGCTTCAAGACTTGTAGCTACATTCATCCTTAATGCATGCCCTGCTATACTAGTACTTGTAGTTGTTCCAGAAGTAGTAATTTTAGTGTAGTATGCCTGATACCAATATGCTACATTCACAGACATAGTAACATTATGCACAACTCCAAACATGTTAGCTGTAGTAGGTGCTACCGCAATACCAGTCGTATAATCCCCTACATTTATGAAACTATTAGTTACATCTCCAGCTACTGGGTCCTCGGTAAATCTAATACCATGGTCATAAGTTCCACCTATTTGAATTGCTTCATCAGTTATTGTACCACCAATAGTAATACCGTCTACACTAGTTCCAGAAAGTACAATACCAGAACCAACAACTAACAAATCATCTACACTTCTATCCCATAACAGGTAAGACCCGTTAGTATGACCATAAAAAGCTACATCAACCCCCTTAGCTCCACCAGAAGCACCAAAAGCAAAGGTGCCACTAGTATCAGTAGATGGATTCCAAAATACTCCACAACCAGTAGTATCACCATATAAAGATACTAGAACTCCCTTTGTGTCAGCACCAAAGTACCATGCACCATTTGTATCTCCATTAGCATCCCACCAAGCTTTGTAAGTAGTTACATCACCATATACAGTAAAGTCCGTACCAGCAGCATCAGCACCTACTTCTACAACTCCTGCAATAAAAGCTGCACCAGCTACACCTAAACCACCTGCTGTATGTATAGAACCAGTAGTTGAACTAGTTGAAGCAGTCGTACCAGCTACACCTAATTGACTGGCAGTACCTACTAGTAAAAGGTCGTCAGCACTTCTATCCCATATTAAGTAGTTTCCTGTAGTTGTACCAAATGCCTTAAAGTCCACTCCTTTAGTATCTGCACCTAAAGTAAGTGCACCATAAGTATCTCCATTTTGGTCCCAGAAGAAGTCAGCAGTTGCTTCGTCTCCATAAAAAGTTACATCAAAACCAGCACCACTAGCTCCAACCGTAATACCACCATTAGAAGTTATTACCCCAGTGACTGTAAGTGGAGGAACAATAAGTATTGCATCTGTATCAGTGTCAAATACCATCATATCAGTAGAACCACCAACAATAGATAAAGCATCATTTACTGTATCCTTCAAGGTTATATCATAGACACCTGTTCCACTTACTGACATATCAATATCATCACCAATAAATAGTTGCTTGGCGCAAGCTATTCCACCAGGGGTAACTATCGAACCTACAGTAAGACTAGAAGCATCTGCAGTACTAGTAATTGTCATACTAGTATACGTATTAGCCGTAACTGCAGTAGCAATGGTCACTCCATCTGTATCATCTATCTTCATAATAGATGTACCAGCTGCATCCACATAATTTATGTAGGTATTACCAGCATCCTTTTCCACAAATAAACCTGCAGCAACAGCTCCAGCTCCTATTGTAAAACTAAGTAGAGTAAATAAAATCAGTAATATTATCGAAATTCTCTTAAACATTTTGTTTTTTCACCTCCCTATGTTCTAAAACCTATTGCTAAATATGCCACACTCCCAAGTAAGGCAGACAAATCAGTACCATTAGCAACCTCTATTCCAGCTAAGAACACCTTTATTGTATCAGCTGTAGAGTCATACTCAAAAGTATACCCATCCTTAGATACAAGATTTAAAAGTAACAAGTACCTAAAAAGGTCGCTTATGTCTGACGCATCTACTCCATCCGTTGCATATGTACCTAGATTTACTGTACCTACATCAATCATCACGTTCCAGGCATCTGGCATACACTTTGGTTGTGTAAATTCTGAACTTAAAGTTATAGTCATTCTAATCTCCTCCTATCTCGTAATATCAATTATTGAATTTACGGGGAGCATATAGCTCCCCGCAAGTTCCTTCTATTCTATTGTATAGTAAACCAACACATGGGCAGCAGAATTCAGTCCATGAGAAGCTGCATGGCCTATTACAGGGCACCCTGCAGTAGCCACGCTAGTAAGTACATAAATTCCATTGCAAGTAAGTAGAGTTCCAGGATTTAGAGTCGTAGTACCTGACCTCAGACCTGGTCCTATTCCTCTCACCTGTAACCAGAAGTAATAAGCTGTGGTTACAATTATAGGAGTAGCACCTAATAGTCTGCCTGTAAAATCTGCAACAGTAGCTACAGCGACATTATCTATTACTCCGTTATAAGGACAAGCTATTATATTTGTCCTAGCAGTAATAGGTATTGTCAGTCCTAAAGCATCCTTAAACTTAAAGGTAACCGTAGCTGCTGCACCAGTAGTAAACGCACCATGAGCCTTAATCATCCTACTAGTCCCTAATCCAGTTCCAGACTCTACTATTAAGAACCCACCTTCATAAGCGTTAACAGCAAAACTATCATGAGCTGCCGGGATAGTAACCTTTAGTTCTCTATCAATAGCTTTTCCCTCAGTCTGAACAAGATTATAATTATCATCAGCCTTATCTACTGTAGGAGCCTGAACTAACTGTCCTGCAACAAAAGTTCCACCTGCCTTGGCATACTTATACACTCTTCCATCGGCAAAAGGTAACTGATATCCTAAATCTGCCTTTTGCACAATAGACTGTTCAAATAACCCTTGTGGGGGTCTAATATTTCCTTGTATCAACGCATCAAGTCCCATTATATAATCCTCCTTCGATTTTTATAGGCTATCTCCGAAGCCTCATTGGCTTGAGGCTCGGAGGATACTAATTAATTATCCTACGCATCTATACTATATATTACTCCAAGACTCTTCCGTCTATCACAAATTACTTGAAGAGCTATGCAAATCTGAGCAGCTCTATCTTTAACCTGATTAGGAATATCCTTCCAAGAAGTCAAGTCAAAGTTAGCAGCTGGGTCGATAACTAGTTTTAAGATTTGGGTATTGGCAACATATAACTTTCCACTATTGGCGTGTTCAGACCAAAGTACAGGCAACTTTTTAAACTGTATAATTTCAAACTGCGCATCACCAAGCGTCTTATTATATATTCTATGTTGTTCTAAAGTATTATCTTCAATACTTTCATATATACCCTGAGTAGTTATAAGTGTATCAGGTTTATATGACTTCTTACCTTTACCACAATCGTTAATCATAGTTCTTAGCTTCTTATCTAACCATACGGAAGGCTTTAATCCAGACAAAGTCCCAGCTTGATTCTCCCACCAAGTTTTAACACTAGAGTCTACACCACCAAGAGTTCCTCTACTACCAGTAACATCAGCAACAATTATATTATCTAGTCCATTGATGTCATCCCCTGCTCCATTCCCAAATAACTGTTGCTCTAACTGGTCGTTACATTCGCTCTTAGCAGTCTCCATCTCTATATTCATTTGGTTAAGAATCTGATACTTACCTCTATTCTGTAAGTCTTCCTGCCAGTATCTTACGAGAGAAATTGCCGCATACGCCCATTTGTAGATAGCGTCTGTTGCTTTCTCATCTCGAGATAGGTCAATAGTTCCACCTTTATGCATCATCTTAAATGTAGAATTCCTACCATACAGTAAAGGTCTTACTATAAACTTACCACCAGGAATATAAATAACAGCCTTCTTAGCTTTATAGAACCAGAACCACAATGGTGTTTCTACAAATATCTGGTCTATAGCTTCTTTCCTATGGTCTCTCCAAGTAGTTGTATATAGGTCATCTAAGTCTTGAGTTAACACGGAATTGGATATACTCCAAGCCACGATACTCACCTCTTATTTTCTATATTTGCCAAAGATGTGGTCGAAGTTTCTTGAACCAGCTTCATCTAGAGATAAGTCCTTTTGTTCGGTCATCTCTTTTAGTCCTTCCCCAGGCTTTACAGTTCTATTAGGGATTACATTCTGAGCAAATTGAGGAGCTTTCTTTCCAGACACAAGTGTATATATCTCATCCATAGATACTCCCCTAACATTAGTAGCCTTAGCTTCCATAGCCTCTCCATACTTGTCAAACTCAGCTCTCCCCACTCTACCTATGAATTCCTGAACCGCACCACTTGCAGTACTTTCTGCCTGACCAGATATAAATGCAGACATTTGAGTAGCTAACTTCTCTATCTCAGGTTTAATACCAGCGGTAACAGCCTTACCTACTTGAGATAATGTGTGAGACAAAAACTCTTGTCTACTCATATCCTCAAGTTTCTGCTTTTCTGCTTGTATAGCTTCTGCAGTAGGTTCAGCCTTCACCGGCTCTGGTTTCATAGATTTACCTAACTTGGCGAAGAAATCAGGAGATGTAAATATCTCCATAAGTCTCTTATTACTCTTCTCAAGCCGATTCATTCTTTCACTCGCTTCTTCTTTTTCCTTCTTTGACAGTTCTTCCTTAACAGTAGTATCGTCTACTTTCTTAGTACTCTCATCTTCAATTTCACCCGCAACAGCCTCCGCGGTCTCATCTATAATTATTACCTCTTCTTCAGGTATCTTCATAATAATCCTCCTTATTTACTTATCGCTCTATTTCTTACAAACAAATTATATTCCAGTATCAAATGTTTTCCAGCTAAATTTAAATCGCTTCCCGACCAATCACCTGCAAAGATGACTGATATAGGGTCATTAGGTTTCTTATCATTTATTGTAATAGTTACTTTCCTAATATGCTCAGGCACTTCCACTTCCTTTATCTCCTTCGTAAGCATCTTCTTCTTAAGCTTAGTGGACTCAGACGTACCTCCAACTATTAATTCATCCAAAGCAGTTTCATTCATAGTTCCTCCCTCCTTTCTAATCTAATATCGGAGATATGCAATCATGTTCCTTGCATGCCTCCTTTAACTGTTGCTTAGTAGTTATTTCTACATTTGGTTCACCAACTTCGGTCATATGTTCCAGTACCAAAGGTTTGTTCTCTCTACCATACATAGTAGTCCGAAGTCCTATACTAACCAGTCTTATACTTGTACCACCCCCGCATCTAAAACATTTTATCCCATTCCTATTTTCAATCTTAGCAAACTCATCAAATATATTACCACACGTTTTACATTCAACTCTATATGTTGGCACCTTGCTTCCTCCCTCTCATTTCTTTTTGTATTTGCTGCCCTAAAGCATTTCCAGGCATAGCCTGTTCTTGATTATTTCCCCAACCAGATTGATTTAGTAGTCTATCTGGATTAGCCTCAGGATACTGTTCCAACAGGAATGTAGCAAGTTCTACAGGATTAAACAGTGGGTCCTGTCTGCCTACAGCATATAGTTCCTGAGCATTCTGTTTTCTAACCTGTAAATTGTAAGGCAAGCACTCATCAGGATTTACTATATAATCATAGTCATCTATCAAATCTCTCCCTTGATAAGTAGCCCACTTAGTCTGTCCAGTAGGAGATAGAATTGGGATTACCCCTTCACTAGTAGCTTGAAAAGTAGATACCATCTGTAGTATCTTCTTAGCTATCTGGACTAGTAAGTCTGAAGCAACATCCCTTCTTTCATCTATACGCAGTTCTGAGGCTGCCTGAACAATGCTTGCCTCTGTAGCTGTCTTCCTACCACCAGTATATTGGGACAACTGGTTAGGTCCCATACCTAACATCTCTCTTACATCCTGTATCACCTGTGTAGACAAAATACCAAAGTCCATGGGTACTGTAGGCTGTAGGAGTAGAATTGCTTTCCTTACATCATCTACAGTTGTTTCTATAATAGGCATGACTTCTCCACTTATGAACTTCTTTTTAGCTTCAGGGGATAAAGCACCCACAGTAGTCATTGCCTTAATAGTAGCTGCCGCCCTATGTGCCCGTGCCTGCGTTCTAATCTCATTTAGCTCGTCCTGTTGAGGCATTATAATCCTTGCGTCTGGTATACCCCAGAAGCTCGTAGAGTCTTGATTAAATATCATCTCAGCAGCAGGTAAGTCATTAAACTGCAGTTCATCTACCTCGTTAACTAGAAACTTAGGATGGTCAAAAGATATTGTATATATCTTTCTAGTCCTATAATCTCTAATCTCCCATAGTTCTACGAACTCATCTTCCTCCATCATCTCTCTATATATAGGGTCGCTGTAAGCTCCCTCAGTCTCAACCTGTCTATTAGCCTTTAAATCCTTTCTATTAGGCAAGTATCTTTCATCTAACTTAGCATCACTCACTAACCTAATAGACCTATGCGCTATCCACGGTGTCGTAGATAACGAGACAGCACCATAAGGTACAATTGTGTCTAAAGGTCTTTCCCTAAGCATCCAAGGAGAACCAGGGAATATGTTCTTATTATACTCTATATAATTCATATCAGAAGCAAATCTATCAGTAGTTCCCTGACCTTCAAGTAAAGGAGAAGCATGGTCAGGCTTATATCCGTATTGCCCATCATATCCAAAGAAACAAATGCCAACACCGTTGGAGTAGTTATCTGCAACCATCTTTTTCATTTCTTGTTTAGTACTAAGCTTTCGTATATACCAATTCACGGTGGTTTCAGCAGCTTTAAGCTTTACATATGGTATCTGCGGGTTGTTAGGTCGCAGAGTTACTCGAGGGTTACGAGCATACACCTTAGGTATAATAGCCTTACCAAAAGCATGGATAAGATTAACAGGAATTATATCTCCCATATCATCCCAATCACATCTTAATCTTCTCTCATACATAGCCCAAGACGAAGGCTTACCATACTTGAACTGATACTTAATACCACTTCTTAGTCTATCTTTCCACAGTTGCAATAACTCAGAGTCCTTTAGTTCTGGCATATGGGATTATCCTCCATCATCTTGAATAAGTCATTGCAATCAATTCTACCTTTTGAAAGTCTTTTCTTTCTATTCGATTCCGCTACCTCCACAGAAACGCCTCTCTTATTTAACTCTCTTAACTCTTCGGTAATAGCATTCCTCCTATTATCATCTGTATGCGGAGTAGTAACAAACTCAATCCCTAATAAAGAGTGTTTCGTTTTAACACGAAGATAAGGCAAAATGGACTTCAGAAAAACTATCATGTCCTCTCCGTATATGTACCATCTATTCATAACTTTAGCACGATTCATTTTGGGTTGATACTCGTATATAACACCCCCAAAGGTTTGTTTTAGAAACTCAAGAGGTTCTCTAACTGTATTACCTACATTTATTGAGAGACTCTTATTAGTTATACATATACATCCCTCTCCATCAAAAAAGCCTGCAGCATATATAATATCCTCTTTACTACCATTGACCATTTACTTTCTCCTCTTCTTTATAGCATTACTTAATGCATCGCTATCTGCACTACTTCTAGCACTATCATAAGCCATAGCAGAACAAATCTCCATAGCTTTCTTCTCCGAGCCTACAGAATTCCCACTTACCTTACCAGTCTCTTTCCACCTACTCATGCAATGCTTAATATTAGTACTTATAGTTTCTTTAGACGAACCTTCCTTTAGTGGCATAGTTCTTTCTCTTCTAACCTCTTTCTTAATTCTTTTCTAAGTTCCTTATACTCTTCTGGAATATCTTCAATTTTCCACCCACGCCTAATTTTCTCAAGCCAAATATCAATGACTTTAACTTCCATTTGTTCCTCCTACTCTGGCTGTCTTTTGGGAAACCCCCCTTCACTTATCATAAAATGGTTATTCACATATCCCGGCCTTCAGCCCCTGGCTGTGGTTCCCCCCACCCCCCAGAGACTTCTTGTCGGGATACTGATTAAACTCTATTAATATCAGTTCTGCTTTCTCCCTATCAGTTAAATCTATATTCTTAAGGATTGTATAGACTCTATCTTCTAACTCTTTCCAAAGCATGTTGAACTCCTATCCTGGCATCACTGAATATCTTACATGGAACTTGACAGTACCTTCAACTACGACTGCTCTAATCCCATCTGGGCATTCTATCACGCCTGTAGGATTATCCACTATACAATCTCCATCTACTGCAGGTAATCCTAACTCGGCAACCATGTTTGCAGCTGATGGCGTTCCTGCCGCTGAGCAATCATGTATTGTCACGTTGGATATTGTAGCTGCTGCACTCATTAAGATAAGTCCTTTGTAGTAACTTCTAACCGTAGTTATCTGCCCATTACCAGTTAGTTCCCCACTATATCCCATTTTAACATCCATTTAAGTTCCTCCCTTATCTCATAATATCAATAATTGAAGTTACAACTAGTCACGCTTTAACGCTCCTAACTTTGCAACAATTCGTACCTTTCGCCACTTATCAGAAGTGGATGCAAGTTCTATTCCTAGTATAGCTTGCTCTTTCTTAACAATAAAGTATGGCAGAAGAAATTTTAAAATTACAGCTGCTTTCATACCTCCTATTCTCCAATGGAACACTGATTTACGCACAGTATCTGCAGGCTGCTCATAGATAGAACCTCCAAATATTCCTTCAATAAACTTGAGGGGTGCTACATCTGTATTCACAGCACCTATTGAGAGAGTGCCTTGCTTAGTTCCTCGTATACACCCTTCTCCATCAAAGAAGCCTGCTATATAAGCTAACTCTTTATCTCCTATAGTATACATTGTAAGACCATGCATAATCATTCTCCTTTCTATAAACCGTAACCTCTTTTAGTTGTTGCATGATATAATCCGTGGAGCTCATCTAGTATACTATCCAAAGTAACTCCTGTCTTAATCAACTGTGGCTCCTGCTCGTATACTGGGAAAGAGGAAAGGTTGATAGCTCCTGCAAGTGCATCCAGTGTATCTACATATTTACTCTTCTCTATCCCTTGATATTCGAGTAAGTCTGCTTCTAATCCTTTATGTGCATGCTTGATAAAGATTTGACCATTAGCAAACCTAGGCTCCATATTCTCTATTCTTGCCGCCTTTGACTGCCCATGCTTAGGATTATCTCCCACAACATTGAAGTATTCCCCTCTACGTAACATCTCTTCTCTAACTGTTTTCTCTAACTGACCCTGATATCCTACGATTTCAATACCTATGTTCTGAGTCTTATATTCTTTAGCTATACGGAATAGATGGTTCACACTTTCGGAAAGGGACATCCCTGTCTTTCGTATTACCTCGGCGACATATATCCGTTTGTCCTCTCCACAAAATATAACTATAATTGCTGTATGGCATGCACGTTTCTTATCCGAAGTTGCTGGGTCTATGTAGGCATAAAACTTACCCCTCATGTTAGGTATAATATCACAGTAGTGTATATAGTCTGGCTTGAATATCATTAACTCAAGCGGAACAGGTTTGAGTAGATACTGCGTGGAGAAGATATAAGGACCTTGAATAATTCTTACCTTCTCTATAGCCTTTAGTCCGAAGCGAGATGGATATATAGGCTCTCCTTCATCTACCATCTTCCCCAAAACTTTTTTGTAAAGGTTCTGTTCATATATAGACCAAAATGGTTCATTCTTCCGTATATGGTCTACTGGGTCATTAGCACACCATCGAGTTGCAGTGTGGTATGTATATCCTCCCTCAAGACTATCAAAAAGGGAAGGCACAAGTCTATGCCAACCAATTGCTTTATTTATCTCATCCTGCGAAGGTGCTATCTCCCTATCTGATACATCATCCTTTGTTGCAGTGACAATATCATCTTCTCCAACTCTACCATAATGTCGAGAAGGCAAATTAGTCCCAATACCTGCAGCTTCAAATGTTCCTTCTCCCAAACCTATTTGTGTACGTGGAAGGGTAACTGAGAACTCAGTTGACCTATCCCTCTTGTTCTTTGGCATCCTTTCTGGAAAGAGGACATGCAATAGTTCGTTACGTTCAAGTTGACTACGTATTTTCCTCAAGTGATTTGCTGCGTTAGTCATACTATTACATACGATTAGATATCGTAAGTTACAATCCCGCATGGCTAGCCAAAGAGGTAGCGCTACAGATGTCAGTGTGGACTTAAGAAAGCCACGAGGAAAAAGTAACATCTTATCTTTAATTGTTTCATTAGATAGAAAGTTACATACTGGTAGATGCACTTCCTTCTCTATATAATCATAACCTAAAACGCCGAGAGACATAAAATAGAAATTATTTAGAGCATGCCTCCTCATGTTGTCTATCTGTTCGTTTGTTACCACTCGAGGTATCCTCCAATGCTCTTGCTATGTTATCTGCTTGCTTCCCTTCCAGTATAAACGTCAGGCTACGAGCATCTATCCCAGGTCCTGATTTAGGCTTACGTCCATCTATGTCAAGTAACTCCATTGCCGATGTTTGTGATATACGCTCATCTTTAGAATCAAGTAGACCTACCATCTTCTTCGCTGCAGGAAGTGCTCCCTCCTTCAATACTTGTGATACTGGGTCTATTTCTTTAGCAGCAATCATCCTGATAGCTTCCTGACGAATTTCATCTTGCATTTTATTCTTCTCTTGTATAAAGATGGTAGAACGAATGACACGCTCGTATTGCGACTCTCTTATCCCTGTTTGGTCGCAGATAAATTGGCGTGAGCGTCCTGCAAGGATAGCACGCATGACCTGTCTATGTCGTGAGTTTAACTTCTTGATTTCTTTCACTTTCATCTGCTTCCTCCTTAGTCCGTCTCTCAAAAGCAATATCCCTTTCAAACGCTAAATGGTCATATCCACTTGCCCAGCGTACAAAACCAATACTTGCAAAAAATTTTTCTATTCCCTTATCCAGCTCCACATCTACTTCAGGACTTTTGTAAACTACTTTTAATCTTGATACTGACATGATTTCCTCCTTTCTTACTTAAATCTTTCTTTAATTAGTTTATTATCTTTTGCCCACAACTCTCCATTGCGTCTATGATACTTATCTCCCTTTTCCATATTGCACTCTTTACATGCTGGAACGATATTATCCTTTGAATTAGTTCCGCTCTTACTTATTGGTATAACATGGTCTTTGATAGGTATATTATCAAGAGTAAACTTAACACCGCAATAGGCACATTTGTATTTGTGTAACTTCAATATATCCATCCACTCTAACCAAGTAATAGTATTAATGGTCTCTTTCATTCTTGCATATCTAACATTTAACTTATTTATAACCACTCCATACTTATTAACTTTAAATTTTGATATATTGCTTAAACTACTCTCTGTACAGTAGCACTTATCTTGCATATACACTCCTTAACTTCATTAATTGAATTTACAAAATTTTAAAAATGATTGAACTTATAATAATACTTTATATATTAGTAAACATAGTATCTCAAGTATATTGTATCACGAAATTTTACTATATACAAATATGCAAGTTAGATTGATTGAATTTACAATATAAGTGTGTTAGTAACATGTATGTATGTAAGTAAAATTTTTAAAAAATTTAGTTACACAACGGATGTTATATATATAAGAGGGTGGCGTGGGGGGTTGGTGGGTACTAACATATACACGATATACTAACATATAACAAGTAAGTAAGTAAATATATAATA